TGGTGATATTTGTTTAGGTGGTGATATTTGTTTAGGTGGTGATATTTGTTTAGGTGGTGAAAGTTTTTTTATTTTTTTTAATATTTTTTGAGAATTTGGAGATACTTTAATTTCTTTACTTGATGAATTTTGTTTAACAAGTCTTTGTAATTCAGGTGATTCTTTCGGATTGTTGGCCTCAAGAGACGAACATCCTGGAATATTACCAACTGTCCATTTACAATCTTTGGAATCGATACATTCTTGTTTTTTGTATTTTTTACAATTAGATAATTTTTTAATTATTTTTAATTCTTTAGGTTTTTCAACTGATGAAGTTAATTTAGAACATCCAGGAATATGCCCAACTGTCCATTTACAATCTGTAGAATCAATGCATTCTTGCTTTCTATATTTACTACAATTTTTTTTTTTAACTGGTTGTGATGGCCCTCCTTCATCTTTAGGTTTTAATTGATTATTATTATTAAGAGTCGAACAACCTTTTCCAATTATCCAAGTACATTTTTTAGATTCAATACATTCTTTTTTTATTTTTTTATTACAATTTTTATTTTCCATTTGTTTATTTCAAACAAAAAAACAAAATGGAAATAAAGTAAATAAAAATAATGATTAATATATATATAGATTCAATATATGCATGTCACATTGCATATTATGCATATATATTAAAATTAGATTTCAATATAATATCGTTAGACTCTAATAAAATATTTGATTTTAATGGAACAGATTATTTTGATTATTATGAGAGAATGGTAAATAAATTATATGATAAAACTCAAATATTATTAGAACCTACATTATTTGAATATTTTATTAAAAATACATTTACTTTTAATAATTCTACGAATATATTAGATATTGATATTCATATATTGAATAGTAATAGTTTAAAGGATGTAGAAAATGAATTCTTACAACAATTAGATAGTAATAATATAATAAAATATTTATATAAATATGAATTAAATTTTGATACTTATAAAAATAGTATAATTCTATTATATAATTTAATATTGAATAGATCTCCTACCAATAATGAAATTGATTATTATTATATATATGATCATAAAAAAGGTATTTATACTTTTCACAATGTTATATTTACTAATTTATTTTCATTAATACATATATTATATTTTAATAATGAAGGAAGACAAAATAATTTACATTTACCATGGATAACATTATTTAAATCTATTAAATTTAATATAATATTAAAAATACCTAAATTTGCTTTAATATTAAGTGGATATAGTAGAGATTTTATAAATTATTATGAAAGTCATAAAATTTTTATAGAAAATCCATATATTGATATATTTATTCATACATGGAATTTAAAAGGTCCTAGATATGAATATTTAAATGAAAAAACTGACATAATAACATTAACAAAATTATATAATCCTACACAAATATTAGTAGAAAATGTTATTTCAATGCAATCTGGTTTTTCATTATTGGGAAAAATAACACCGATATTTTTAGTATGGGATGATTGTCAAGGAGATGATGCAACGAGATATATAAATGCTCAATTATATTCATTATGGAAAGCTATGGAATTAATAAAAAATTATGAAATAACACACAATATATCATATAATGGAATTATTAAAATGAATTTTAATATAAATATAATAAATTTAAATTTTAAAGGTATAGTTAATGATATTTCACCAACAATATTTGGACAATTAAAAAATGCTTTATATAGTCCAAATTTAAAAAAAATAGATAATATAATTAAATTTAATGATAGAGAACCATATACATTGGGTGGATGTTCAAGATGTATGTTAGAAGCAAAATATATTCATTTTAATTATATACCTCAGCATACATATCATTATAATGATATATCAAATATTGTATTTTGGACAAATCGTATATTAGGACAAAAAGCATGTGAATTATATCTAAATGCTCTTCAAATAATGGAAAATAATCATGCAAATAATATTATAAATTATCAAAATGTTAGATATAAGCAATTTAGAGAATTTATATATATTCAAGAACCTGAATTTTATCAAGCGAAAGTTTATAGTATTAATGATATAAATAAACCAATTGTGTGTTTTTATATTGAAAGATTAATGAGAGAACATATGATTAATAATACATGTTTAACATCTGATAATATAAAAGGAGAATTTAAAGACTTTGATATTTTAACAAATAAAATTTAAAAATTATTAAATTTTTAATAAATTATGAATATCTGTATATTCATAATTATATAAAGTTGCAAGTGCTTTATTTGTAAGATGACCATTAGCTATATTAATACCATTCAATATATCATTATTCATAATACTTGCTTTTTTCCATCCAAATTTAAGTAATTCTTCAATATATGGAAAAGTTACATTAGTAATTGCATTTGTTGATGTTAATGGAGTAATTCCAGGAATATTAGCTACACAATAAAAAACAGTATTTTCATATTTAAATATAGGATTATCATGTGATGTTGGTTTAGATACTTCTGTAATACCACCTTGATCGATTGAAATATCAATAAATACAGAACCTGATTTAAAATCTTTAATCATTTCTTTTGTAATTATTTTTGGTGCTTTATCACCATTAGGAATCAAAATAGCACCAATAATAATATCTGAAATATTCAAATAATTTTTTAAATCACTAATATTAGAAGAATTAATAATTTCAACATTTTTATAATTTTTAAACTTATATGATAATTCAATTACTTTAGTAACATTTTTTTCAATAATATAAACATTTGCGCCAATATTAGCAGCTAATTTTGCTGCAGCTGTTCCTGCTATTCCACCTCCGATAATTGTAATAGTTCCTGGGGGTTCTGTAGAAGTTCCACATAATAATGTACCATTACCACCATATGATTTTTCTAAATATTTCATTCCTTGTTGAATTGATAATAATCCTGCAATTTCAGACATAGGTGCTAAAAGTGGTAATGAATTATTATCATTTTTTATAGTTTCATAAGCAATGCAAATAGATTTATTATTAATCATAGCATCTGTGAGCTGTTTTGAGCTTGCAAAATGAAAATATGTAAATAATACTTGATCTTTATGAATTAAATCATATTCATTTTCTTGTGGTTCTTTAATTTTAACAATCATATCACAATTAGAATAAATAGAATTTGAGTTATCACATATAATAGCTCCAGATTTTTTATAATCTTCATTTGTAAATCCACATCCTAGACCAGCATTTTTTTCAATTAAAATATTTGTTCCAATAGTTTTAAGATAATTAACTTGTTTCGGTGTAATAGCAACACGATATTCTTGTTTTTTTATTTCTTTAGGAATACCTATATTTTTATATACTAGACTAGAAGTCATTTTATATATTTAATTGAATTATTTTCTTTATATAATTTTATATAATTATATAAAATTAAAATAATTACTTATAAATGATAAAATATGGATGAAGATTGGCAAATAGTTGAAAAGAAAGAAATAAAATTAAATTATTTAACAAAAAAAAATATAATTAAATTATTTAAAAATACATATAATATATCAATATATTTATTTAAAAAATTTGGATATAATATAGATTGGCGTATATCATTTTTAATATTTTTAATGCGACATAGAAAATTTATTTATTATTATTATATTTGGTTATATTTATTATTTTATGGAAAATAAATAAATTTATTAAAAAAAATAATCAATTATATTATTTACAATTGCAGAACTAATTTTACGATTATTTCCATTATTATCTTGTGTAGTGATAGATGATAATATTTTATTTTGTTCATCTTTATTTTTTTCTTTCATAGTAGAATAAAAGTTTTCAAAATTTTCAAATTTATTAACTATAGCTTTAGCTGATTTATAAGATATTTTCGGAATTTGTAGCATAATATTTTCGAAAAACTTATCCTTTCCCAACATATTTGCTTTAAATTTTGTAATTACTGGCTCTTTTATTAATTCATTTTCATTACAAATATATTTATTTGGATTTTTAACAAGACGTAGAGATATTGCTTTAATTAATGATATAGTATCATTAATATTTTTAGTAATTATAATTTTAATATCATCTCTAATCATAGTATTAATAATACAACTTTGAATACTTGACATACTTATTCCAGAATATATAACAGAACTTTCTTGATAATTAATATCACCTTCAATTATATAGTAAATCATTTTTCTTTCAATATTCGTAAGTAATGCATTTTTTTGATTAAAAAATCGATTATCTTTAATTGATGAGGCTAAATCATTTATTGTTTTTCTTTCAATAAATATAATGGGTTTATTATATATTTCAAAAACATAATCGCCATATTGAAGATTTTCAAATAATATAGAAACATTTTCTAAAATAAGTAAATCTTTTATTTTGGTTTCTCGATTATCTATTTTTAATGTAATCATTTATTGAATATAATATTACAATTTATAAATAAAACATAATATATTTTTAAATATTACATTAAAATATAAAAATTGAATTTCATAAAAAAATAAATGAATTAAATACACATACCATATACTAATTTATAAAAAATATTTAAAAATATAATTTTATATTCTCTATAAATGGATTTATTACCTTATAATTCTAAGAATATTCTTATTATGGAGAATAATTTATTAAATTTATTAAAAGAATATGGTTTAGATTGTAATTTTAATGATATTAATATTTATAGAAAAGCTTTTGTACATAAATCATATTGTACACGTAAAAATGAAAATTTTATAAATGGTAATATTAATTGTCCAGATAATTGTTTACCATTACAAGAAGAATCAAATGAAAGATTAGAATTTTTTGGTGACGCAATTCTCAATATGACAATAGCAGATTATTTATTTGAACGTTATCCAGATGAAAATGAAGGTTTCTTAACTAGAATGAGAACTAAATTAGTAAATGGAAAAATGTTAGCTCATTTATCAGAAAGAATAGGATTAAATAAATTTATTTTAATATCGAAACAAATTGAAGATAATGATGGTAGAAAAAATTCAAATATATTAGAAGATGTATTTGAAGCATTTATTGCAGCATTATATTTAGATTTTAAAGAAGATGGTTTTAAAAATATTAAAATATGGATAATAAATGTAATTGAAACAAATTTAGATTTTTCTGAATTAATAAAACAAAATAATAATTTTAAAGATATATTTTTGAAATATTATCAACAAAATTATAGTTGTATGCCAAAATTTTATGAAATGAGTGTAGATAATACAAATATTAATGGTAAATTATATACATTCTGTATTAAAGATAATAATAATAATATAATTAGTATAGGCAAAGGACATAATAAAAAAGAAGCAGAAAATGATGCATCTAAAAATGCATTATCACAATTCAAGATAGCAAATTATTAAAATATTTTTTATAACAAGTTTTATTAAAATATTTTTTATAAAATAATATATAAATAATAATTTTATATAATATATTATTAAATGTCATACTTAACAGAAAATTTTTTACCAATTACAAATAATTTTGCAAATATAATTAAAAGTATAAATAAAAAAAACTCATTTGAAAGTTTTATTAATAATGTAATAACAATTGATTGTTTACTAGTTGGTGGTGGTGGTGGTGGTGGTGGTAATGGTGGTGGTGGTGGTGGTGCAGGTGGAGTATTAGCAACATCAATTAATTTATCATTAGGAAATACATATGCTGTTATAATAGGTGCTGGAGGTATTGGTCAATTAAATTCAATACCACGTAATGGTGAAGAAACTATAATATATGGAAATAATTTAACATTAATTGCATATGGTGGAGGTGGTGGTGCAAGCAGAGATTATGATTATGCACCATCTTCTGGTGGTTCTGGTGGTGGTGGTGGTGGTGGTGGTGGTAAATCATATACAGGTGCACCTGGTGTAAATGGTCAAGGAAATAATGGTGGTAATAGTACTGGAGATATAGGTGCTAATTCGGCTGGTGGTGGTGGTGGTGGTGGTGGTGGAAATGGAATGACTGCGACCAGTAAATCAATTGGTAAAGGGGGTCCAGGAATAATAAGTTCAATTACAGGAAATCCTATTAATTTTGCTATTGGAGGAAATGGCGGTTTAACAGAAGGTAAAGGAGACTTAGGTAATGGTTCAGGATTTGGTGGAGGATCACAAAATATAAATGGTTTAGATAATAGTGGTGGTGGTGGTGGTGGCGGTGGCTCAAATTTATCTGGTGGGAATGGAGGATCTGGTATCGCAATAATATCAGTGCCAAATGTTATTGTAAAAAATAGTATTATAACAGGAAAACCAAATATGAAAATAATAGGATTAAATACAGTATTTATTTTTATTAATTCAGGTTCATTTACATTTACTTACCAAGATTTATCAAGTTTAAATAATCAAGGTTTAAATACTCAAGGTCTAAATACTCAAGGTTTAAATAATCAAGGTCTAAATACTCAATGTCTAAATACTCAAGGTTTAAATAATCAAGGTATAAATACTAGATATTTAAATACTCAAGGTTTAAATAATCAAGGTTTTTTAACTGGAAATATTCAAACTAATTTAAATAAATCAGCAAATACAATTGGTAATTCTTCATTAACAAGTATTAATGGATTAAATACATTACAGAATAAATTGATAACGTCACAAAATATACAAGGTTTAACTGGAGCTAATGGATTACAAGGTTTAACTGGAGCTAATGGATTACAGG